GGTTATCGCAAGCGCGCGTAATTTTTTTAGCGTCAGCCGTAAATGCTTCTTAACCGTTGCGCCGCAAGGGATCTCACCAGTCGCACAAATGAGACTTTCCTTAGGACGGTTTAGCAGCGTTTAGTAGGAGTTAAGTTAACGCTAGATCTAGTTAACTCTTTGCTGATCACGTTTGCCGAACTGGCAATGATCAAGGGATGCTCGAAGGCTGCTGTGACGCACGCGAGCAAGAGTCGGATTGCTGCTGCGGTGGTGATCAAGGATGAGAAGAAATGGCTTGACCGTGACTTGGCGCTGGAGCTGTGGAACAAGAACACGGCGGCAACACCGCTGAGCAAGGTGAGCAAACCTGACCCTGTGGAGCCTGTGCCGGAACCGCCGAAGGATGCGAAAGAATTACGCCGGCGCGTCGATGCGTTGCCAGACGACTTGATTCCGGACCTGAACGAGAGCAGGGCAAGGCGTGAGCACTATCAGGCGGAGCTAGCGAAGCTGCAGGTGACGCAGCAACGCGGCGAGTTGGTGCCTGTGGAGCAGGTGAAGAAAGAAGCGTTCGCGCTGGGTCGGAGTGTGCGTGAGGCGCTGGCGAATTTGGCGGATCGGCTGAGCCACCAGCTGGCGGGCGAGACGGATCCTGCGCAGATCCACCGGGTGCTGACTGATGAGCACCGTGCGGCGCTTGTGGAGCTTGCAGATGGCTAATCCGTGGCGTGATGGGTTCCTGGAGGGATTGCGTCCTGAGGAGCCTCTGACGGTCTCTCAGTGGGCTGACAGGTATCGGAAGCTAAGCAGCAAGGCAAGCGCGGAGCCTGGACCTTGGAGGACCAGCAGGACGCCATATCTGCAGGAACCGATGGACTGCCTGAGCACGACCAGCAATGTGCAGCGGGTGGTGATGCAGTTCGCAGCGCAGACAGGCAAGACGGAGGCGGGCAGCAACTGGCTGGGTTATGTGATCGACCATGCGCCTGGTCCGATGTTGTGCGTGCAGCCAACGATCGAGATGGCCAAGCGGCTTAGTAAGCAGCGGCTGGAGTCGATGATTACGGACACGCCGTGCTTGGCTGAGAAGATTGCGCCGGCGCGGAGCAGGGACTCTGGCAACACGCTGTTTAGCAAGGAGTTCAGCGGCGGCATCATGCTGCTGGCTGGGGCTAACAGCGCGACGGGTTTGCGATCAGCGCCCTGTCGGTATTTGTTCTGTGACGAGGTTGATGCGTTCCCTGCTGATGTGGATGGCGAGGGCGACCCGGTTGGATTGGCGGAACGGCGGACGACGACGTTTGCGCGGCGGAAGATTCTGCTGACCAGTACGCCAACGGTGAAGGATTTCAGCCGGATCGAGGCTGAGTATTTGCGAAGTGATCAGCGGCGGTTCTATGTGCCGTGCCCGAGCTGTGGGGTGATGGATTGGCTGAAGTGGCCACAGCTGAAGTGGGAGGACCGGCGGCCGGACACGGTGCGATATGAGTGCGAGCACTGCGGCGTGCGATTTGAGGAGGTGCATAAACCGCGGATGCTGGCTGCTGGTGAGTGGCGCGCTACGGCGCCGAGCGACGGCAAGACTGCGGGATTCCACCTATCGGGGTTGTATAGCCCGCTGGGCTGGTGCAGCTGGGAGCAGCTGGTCGATGATTTCCTGCGAGCTAAGGGTGATGCGCCGGCGCTGAAGGCATTTGTTAATACGCGGCTGGCGGAGACGTGGGAGGAGGACTACGCCGCGGCCGTGAATGCGGATGGATTGATGGCGAAGCGATTGGCGTATGAGCCGGGCACATGCCCTGAGGGAGTGGTGCTACTGACGGCTGGCGTCGACGTGCAGGACAACCGCCTGGCGTGCAGTGTGTGGGGCTGGGGCGAGGGTGAAACGGGCTGGCTGATTTGGCACCAGGAGTTGATGGGCGACCCGACGCAGAACGAGGTGTGGGGGCAGTTGGATCAGGTGTTGGCGACTAAGTGGCCAACGGCTGGCGGCAAGGAGTTGACAATCAAGCAGCTAGCTGTGGACTCTGGCGGCCATTGCACGCATGAGGTCTACCGCTGGGTGCGGGAGAGGTTGGGGCAGGGCGCAATGGCGATCAAGGGCAGCAGCCGGAGAAATAGTCCGGCAGTCGGCAAGGGCAGCAAGGTGGATGTGAACTGGCGCGGCAAGACACTGAAGCGCGGCGTGACGCTTTACATGCTTGGGACGGACACGATCAAAACGACGTTGTTTGGCAGGTTGCGGCACAACGAAGGCACCAGTTCGCTGAATTTTGGGATGGGCGCCGACGATGAGTATTTCAAGCAGCTAACGAGTGAACGCCAAGCGCTGCGATACCACCGCGGATTCCCGATTCGGGAATGGGTGAAAAAGGCAGGTGATCGAAATGAGGCGCTGGACTGCTTGGTTTATGCCTATGCGGCGCTGCAGTTGTTCAGCCGCCGAATGAACCCTGGGACTATGTGGGAGCAGTTGCGGCAGGAGTTGGAGGAAGGTAAGAAGGCGCCGCTAAGATCGAGAAAGAAGCCGCCGGTAGCGGCCAATAGCTTTGTGAGCAGTTGGTAGTGGCAATCCCGATCCCAGCGCAAATCAGAGCCGGCGACACGGTGAAATGGCGTGTCGATGCCAGCCGCGACAGCTTCGGCAATGCGGTTGATAGCAGCAACTGGTCGTTGAGTTATTACATCCGCAGCAATACTGCAGGCGAGGGCGTCACTGTTAGCGGCAGTGCTTATGGCGCTGGGTGGGAGTTCACGCTTAGCGCAACTGATAGTGCAACGCTGGACGCTGGTGATTATTACTGGCAGTCGATTGCGACCTATGGCAGCGAAAAGCTGACGCTCGGCGCTGGCCAGCTGCAGGTATTAGCGGCGCTGAATTATTCGGGCTCGCCTGCTGCTTATGACGGGCGGACGCAAGCGCAGACTGATTTGGATGCTGTGCAAGCTGCGATCCGCGCGATCATTAGCGGCCAGGCAAAGCAGTACAGCATTGGCGGGCGGAGTTTTACCAAGCTGGATTTGGCTGACTTAATGCAGAGAGAAAGTAGCCTTAAGGCTGAGGTAAAACGCGAGCAGAAGGCCGCCCTGATCGCCAATGGTCTGGGTAACCCCCACAACCTGTTCGTGAGGTTCTGATGGGTTTCCGCACGCGACTGTTCAAGGCTTTGGGCTTTGAGCCAATCAAGCAACGCCGGCCGCGGCGGATGTATGAGGGCGCAATGGTCAGCCGCTTGACTAGCGACTGGATTGCTGGCGGCAATAGCGCGGATGCTGAGATCAACGGCAGCTTGAGTCGTCTGCGCAATCGTGCGCGGCAACTGGTGCGCGATTCGGACTATGCGCGGCAGGCCAAGCGTGCGGTGGTGTCGAACGTGATTGGCACTGGCATCAGGATGCAGGCGCAGGTGCCGATGCAACGTGGCGGCCGCTTAGATGATGGGCTGAACAGCGCCATCGAAATGGCATGGCGGCAGTGGGGTTACAAGGAGTATTGCGACGTTGCTGGCCGGCTGTGCTTTGCCGAGATCGAGCGCATGGCGATCGGCGCGATGTGCGAAAGCGGCGAGGTGTTTATCCGTCTGATTCGTCAACCGTTCGGCGGCAGCCAAGTGCCGTTTGCGTTGCAGATTATTGAGTCGGACCAGCTGGACGAGACCTACACCGGCGCTAGCACTGTTGGCGGCAACGAATGGCGCATGGGCGTCGAGGTCGACAAATGGGGTCGGCCTGTGCAGTACGCATTCCTGCAGAAGCATCCTGGCGATGGTCCGTTCTCTGGCACGCCGGGCAAGCGCCATCTGATGCTGCCTGCTTCAGAGGTGCTGCATCTTGCGATCTTGGAACGCCCCGGCCAGACACGCGGCGTGACTTGGTTCGCTTCGGCGATCAAGCGGATGCATCATCTGTCGGGCTATGAAGAGGCCGAGGTGGTGCGCGCACGGGCTAGCAGCGCACTGATGGGATTCATCACCAGCCCTGAGGGTGAGCTTGATCCTGGTGGTGAGGTGTATGACGGCGAGCGCGTTTCGACATTTGAACCTGGCGTGTTCAAGTATCTGCAGCCAGGCGAGAGCGTCAGTGTTCCAAGCCTGGATGCACCGGATGGGCAATTTGAGCCATTCCTGCGGGCGATGCTGCGCGCTGTAGCTGCCGGTATTGGTTGCAGCTATGAGTCGGTTAGCCGTGACTTCAGCCAGACCAACTACAGCAGCAGCAGGCTGGCGCTGTTGGAAGAGCGCGAGCACTGGAAGACCCTGCAGGATTACATGATCAAGAATTTCCACCAGCCGGTTTATGCGGCGTGGCTGGAAATGGCTGTGATGAGCGGTGCGCTGAACCTGCCGCTGTATGAGGTGGAGCCTGAGCGGTTTAGGCGAGTGAAGTGGGTGCCGCGTGCCTGGGGATGGGTCGATCCGCAGAAAGAGGTGGCTGCCTACAAGGAAGCAATCCGGTGCGGCTTCAAGACTTTGGCGCAGGTTGTCGGCGAACAGGGCGGCGACTTGGATGAGTATCTGGTGGCGCGCAAGGCTGAGCTTGAGAAGTTAGAGGAGCTTGAGATCGCGCTTGACACCGATCCCAATGTGATGACTGCAGCTGGCAGCTTGCAGGCTGGCACTGTCGAGACTGCCGGACCTTCTGAGCCTGTAGTGCAGAACGGGATCGTGATCGAGGATGGCGTCGAGGATGAGACCGAAGATGAGAACGGATAAGATTAACGGTAAAGCTGAAATGCCGATGGACACAACAGAGTCGCTAGACATTGAACAGCAACCTGAAACAGAGGCTGTCGCTGCTGACGGCGCTGAGCAGGTGAACGTGCGCGACTTAGAGGGTAAGTATCAGCGCGCAGAACTAACCACCTTTGACGAGGTGGAAGACCGGACTTATGAGTTTCCCTTTAGCTCTGAATATCCGGTGGCTCGGTATTTCGGAAACGAAATCCTGAGCCATGACGAAAAGGCGGCTGATCTAGCCCGGTTGAATGATGCGGCTCCGCTGCTGTTCAACCACAACCCTGATCGTGTAATTGGGGTTGTTGAGCGTGCATATATCGACGGTAAAAAACGCCGTGGTTATGTGCGCGTGCGGTTCAGCCGCAACCCGTTTGCTCAGGAAGTCCTGGGCGACGTGAAGGATGGCGTTCTACGGAATGTCTCCTTTGGCTACTCCATCGACAAGATGGAGGAGCGCAGCGGTGGCGATTATGTCGCTACTGCTTGGACCCCTTACGAGGTGTCCGTGGTTTCTGTGCCGGCTGATCCCTCTGTAGGGGTTGGCCGTTCATTAGAGACCGAACCCCACGCTGCTTCGGCAGCACCTACACCTGATCCCATTCCTGCAATGGAAAACACCACCCCTGATCTGGCAGTGGTGCGGGCTGAAGCCGCCGAGGCTGAGCGTTCCCGCATCGCTGGTATTTCCGCCCTGTGCGACAAGCACGACCTGGGCGATCTTGGCCGTCAACTGATCCAGTCCGGCCGTTCTATCGATGAGGCTCGTGCAGCTGTGCTCGATCAACTTGGCGCCAAGCCTGTTGAGGCCGTCAAGCCGGTCCAAATGGACCAGCGCGATTCCACTTCCTACAGCATCACTGCTGGCATCCGTGCCGCTCTGACTGGCGATTGGACTTCCCGCGAGGCTGGTCTGGTTCGCGAGATGAGCCAGGAAGTTGAGAAGTCGGGCATCAGCAAGACCGCTGAGCGTTCCTTCTTTGTTCCTTTCTCTGCTCTGACCAAGCGCGCCACCTACGTCACCAGCTCGGCCAACACCGGCGGCAACCTGGTTGCTACCGATCTGCTGGCCGATGAGTTCATCGAGTATCTCCGTAACAATTCGGTGATGCTGAGCCTGGGCGTGCGCTCCATGCCTGGCCTGGTTGGCAACGTGGCGATCCCCCGTCGCTCCGGTGTTGCTAACACCTACTACCTGAGCACTCAAACCACCGCGATCACTCAGTCTGAGTCGACCTTCGACCAGATCACGATGTCGCCTAAGAACCTGGCCGCTCTGTCTAAGTACAGCCGCCAGACCCTTCTGCAGGGCACCCCTGGCATCGAGGAGCTGGTGCGTCGCGACCTGACCGACGGCATCAACCTGGGCATCGACCTGGGCATCCTCAACGGCTCCGGTTCTTCCGGCCAGCCCACCGGCATCATGCAAACCTCCGGCATTGGCTCGGTGGCTATCGGCACCAACGGTGGCGCCATCACCCTTGAAAAGGTGGTGGACCTTGAGACCGAAGTGATGATCGACAACGGCGCCGTAAATCGTGACTCCGTTGCTTACGTCACCAACGCCAAGGTGATGGGCGCTCTGAAGAAACTGCGTGCAGGTGGATCCACCACCGGCGACGGCAGCTTCCTCTACAACGCTGATCTGCAAGCCATCGGTCGCGGTGCAACGCCTGGCACCCTGAACGGCTACGGCATTGCCGTTACCAACCAGGTGCCTAGCAACCTGACCAAAGGCACCAGCAGCGGCGTCTGCTCCGCTCTGCTGATGGGCGACTTCTCTCAGGCCATGGTTGGTTTCTGGGGCAACGGCCTTGAAATCACCGTGGGTGAGGATGCTGATGACTTCAGCAAGGCTCTGACCAGCGTGCGCGGGATCGTCACCTATGACGTTGCCGTCCGTCACGCCGAGAGCTTCGCTGCCATCCTCGACATCACCACCTGATAGGAGGCGGGGGCGGGCAACCGCCCCCCTTTTTCTTTATGAAGGTTCTGCTGCAACGCGACTGTGCCGCTCAGGGTCAACACCTTGAGGCTGGCAAGGTTTATGAATTGGACTCCGCTGTAGCGGCTGAGTTGATCCGTATTGGCCGCGCGATTGAGGCGCCTGCGGAGCAACCAAAGCCCAAAGCAGCACCCCGCAAACCGAAGGCCAATGGCGCTGACTGATCTGCCTGATAGCTATTTGGCTGATTTCGGCGTTGATTGCGTCGCTGGCAGCACTACGGCCAAAGGCATTCTCGACATGCCTGGCCAGGTGATCGCAGGTGACATGGTGCTTACCACCGACTTCACCCTGACGGCTAAGGCGGCAGATTTTGGCGATCTGATTTACGGCTCAGAGATCACGGTTAATGGCGTTGCCTATGTGGTCCGCGAAACACGGCTAGTTGATGATGGCCTGTTTTGTGAGATCAGCTTGCAACGCAGTGTGGCGACTAGCGTGACGACTGCAACCACCGCCATCAATGCTGGCGACAGCGACGATACTGTTGACGATCTGGGCAATGCTCAGCTTGATGCAGGACTAAACGGCGGCACGGCCAGCACTAGCTACCTTGATGGAAACATCGTGAACGGTGGATCGGCATGAGCAGCACGGCACGGATACAGCTGCGGCGTGATACGGCTGCTAACTGGACAGCGCAGAATCCGGTACTGCTGGCCGGCGAAATGGGAATCGAAACCGATACCCGTAAATACAAGGTTGGCAATGGCTCGACTGCTTGGAGCAGCCTTAGCTACTACATCGAGGGCGTTCTCGCACGCGGTCAAGCAAGCAAGATGACAAGCGGCACCATTGCCATTGCCACTGCCGGCACTTATCAGAGCACTGGCCTAACGGCGACATTTGATAGCGCCAGTGACCATCAAATGGTGCTGGGCACTAGCGATGCGTTTGGCCTGAAAAACGACAGTGGCACCACAAAGCTGTTTCAGGTGATAGCCAGCATGGATGCCTATGCCGGCAACAACCACACGCTTGGCATCAAATTGGCCAAGAACGGCACGGGAATCGATCAGTCAGAATGCCGTGCGTTTTCTGGCGCAACCGGGCAAGTTGCAAAACTGATTTGTTTTTGGATGGTTGAGCTGGCAGATGGTGATGAAGTGGCTTTGTATTGCACCAATCACACCGACACAGACTCAATCAGCTTTCAACGCGGCCGGATCAGTGCGATTGAGGTGAAGGCATGACGACTCGCCGCGAGTCAATTTTGGCCAGGATCAAAACGAATCTGGCCGGTACAACGGGCGTCGGCACGCGCATATGGCGCAGCCGTGTGCAGGCGTTATCGCGGCAGGAAAGCCCGGCGATTGTGATCGAACCGATCAGCGACGCCGCCGAGCAGAACACCAGCCTGCCAAAACTGGATTGGAGCTTGAACGTGCGCGTGAGCGTGATCGTGCGCGGTGATGTGCCCGATCAGCAGGCTGATGCAACGGTTGAAAGCCTGCACGCAAAAATGATGGCTGATTTAACTTTGGGCGGTTATGCCTATGACGTGCAGCCAACTGGGGTTAGCTTTGAGTTAGTCGAAGCCGACCAACCTGCTGGCGTTATCAGTTGCGATTTCCTTGTGCGTTATCGCACTGCGCTTGCAGATCTCACCACTGGGTAGTAGCTACGATGATGGACGAACACAAAGGCCAGGGCGGTAGCTATCTGGTCGACTCGAAAACCGGCAAGCGAAAGCTCGTCGAGCGGACTCAGCCGGCTCCCCACCTAACACCCGAGGAAGCCACCAATGGCCTCAGTTCTGACACGCCGGCGCCTGATCCTGGCGAAGATTGAATCAACTTACGGCACGGATTCGACCCCTACCGGAGCCAGCAACGCGATTCTGGTTCGCAATCTTGAGATTCAGCCGCTGGTCGCTGAGACCGTCAACCGCGACCTGGTGCGCCCTTACATGGGGCAAGCCGATCAGCTGCTGGCGCAGACTCGCGTCGAGGTGAGCTTTGAGGTTGAACTGGCTGGTTCTGGCGCCGCTGGCACCGCTCCTGCCTACGGTCCAGTGCTGCGCAGCTGCGGCCTGAGCGAGACCGTTTCCGCTAGCACCAGCGTCACCTACGCGCCTGAGAGCAGCGGGTTTGAGAGCGTGACCATCTACTACCACGAGGATGGGATTCGCCATAAGGTGACCGGCTGCCGCGGCACATTTGAGCTGACCGGCGAAGTGGGTCAAATCCCGGTGATCTCTTTCACCATGACGGGCATCTACAACGCCCCGACCGACGAGACCCTGCCGACTCCTACCTACACCAATCAGGCCACCCCGCTGCTGTTCAAGCAGGGCAATACCACCAATTTCTCAGCCTTCTCCTACAGCGGCTGTCTGCAGTCCTACAACTTCAGCATCGCCAACGACGTGATTTATCGCGAGTTGGTCGGTTGCAGCAAGGAGATTCTGATCACCAACCGCGCCCCCAGCGGCACGCTTGTGATCGAAGCTCCGACCATCACGGACAAAGACTTCTTTGCCATCGCCACCGGCAGCAGCACTGGAAGCATTACTTTCCAGCACGGCACTGCCGCCGGCAACATCTGCACGATGACCACCGCCCAATCCGATCTGGGCAACCTGAGCTACAGCGATCAGGACGGGGTGCAGATGCTGAACATGCCGTTTATTGCAGTTCCGACCAGTTCCGGCAATGATGAGCTGAGTCTCGTTTACACCTGATCTTGGCCTTCGTCCTTAAACAGTCGGACACCTACAGCTGGCCGGTTGCCTTCGATGTTCCCGTCGATGGTGGCCGGCATCAACGTCAGAGCTTCGATGGCGAATTTATTCGCCTGAACCAATCCCGCATCCGTGAGATTGGCCAGCAAATCGAAGCCGGCGAGGTGACCGATGCTGAGCTTGCAACTGAGGTGCTGGTCGGCTGGTCCGGCATCACCGACGATGACGGCAAAGACGTGCCCTTCAGCAATGGAGCACTAGAGCGCCTGCTTGACGTGCCCATGCTGGCCACCGCGATTGTCACTGCCTATTTCGGCAGCCTGCAAGGGGCTAAGCGAAAAAACTGACGGAGGCCGCAGAGCATTGGGCAGGCGGTAGCGTCATCGACGACACCGCCGACGATGCCGCGGCCTTAGGCATTGCATTGCCTGAACTGCCAAAGCCTGTCGATGAAGATTTCGGGGTTTGGCCAGAAAACTGGCCAGCTCTCGAAATGTTTCTGCGCGTCCAGACGCAATGGCGCACAACAATGGGCGGAGTTATTGGATTGGACTATGCAGCCGTGCAATGGCTGTTTAAGCTGTATGACGTAGAGGACCCGCGCTCGCTGCTGGAGGATCTTCAAGTGATGGAAGTGGCAGCGATGACCGCGATCAATAAGCAGGGAGCCTAGGCATGAACCTCGATGCCATGCTTCGCATTAAGGCGGACGTTCAAGGCGAAAACAATATCCGACGCCTAGGCAACTCCATGCAAGGAGTGCAGGGCAAGGTTAAAAATCTGCAAATGGCTTTCGGCGGCCTGAGCGGTGCGGTCAAAGGTTTTGCGGCAGTTCTGTCCATTGGCGCATTCACGGCATTCGTCAAGCGCGGCATCGATGCGGCTGATGCGATGGGCAAGGCCAGCGCGCGCACTGGTGTAGCGGCTGCGCAATTAATCAGCTTTCAAAATGCTGCAGCATTGGCCGACGTAAGCAATGAGCAGCTGATCAAAGGACTGACCAAGCTGAACATCAACATGGTTGGGGCAGCCGAGGGCAACGATGAGCTAAACAAAAGATTTCAGCAGCTTGGAATCACCGTAAAAAAAGAAGATGGCACGTTAAAAGAAACATCTCAGGTATTTAAAGAGCTATCGGATCGATTCAAAGACATGCCCAACGGCGCGCAGAAAGCCGCGGCGGCAATGTCGATTTTTGGCAAGTCTGGGGTAGAACTGATCACGCTGCTAAATGGTGGCAGCGCCAGCTTGGACGAGTTCACCTACAAGCTCAGCGATGAGTTTGCAGCGCGCTCCGAGTATTTCAACGACAGCATCACGAAGCTCGGGTTTAAAACTCAGGGCTTCCAGATGCAGCTGATGGATGCATTGCTGCCAGCATTGCAAAGCATCTTGGACGTGTTTGCGGATCTGTTTGCCACTGATAACGATTGGACTGCGTTGTTTGAGGTGATTAAGGGCGGTCTGCGCATTGTTGCATCTGCAATTTATGCCACGGTCGCGCTGACAGGGCAGCTAGCTCGCGTAGTGGTTGGCACCTTTCAAACTGTTAGCACCGCATTAAAAGGCGACTTCAGCGGCGCGATGGATTTATTCCGCGGCAATGTCGCTGGTGCGATTGATCAGGCTAAGCGTGATTTTGCGAACCTTGGCAAGATTTTCACTGATGCACCCGCACCAGGCGGTGGCGTAGGCCGTCGCGGATTTGAAATGCGTGATCTAGGGGCAGAGCGCGAAGCTGATGCGGCTGCTAAAAAAAGCGCGGCTGACACCAATCGTTTGCTTGAAAAACGCGCAAGCTTAACGCAGCAAAACATTGACTTGCAGGAATCTCTAAAGCGCAAGCTTGAAGATGTTTATTCTGCATTTCAAAGCGTAGGCGCAACTCCTGTCGAGAAAATTCTTTACGACCAAGCGGACGCTATAACTGAAAACAATCGGCAAGTTGATGACCTTACAAAGCAAGTTGTTAATCTTTTTCGGGAGGTTCAAGCTGCTGGCGGAAGGTTAGATGTAACCCCACTCGAAGAGCTTATTAATTCAATATCTGAAGCAAACGTTGCGCTTGCAAACGAACAGCTGACACAAGGCTTAAAAGATCTGCTGCCATCTCTGGATGATTACAACAGCAAGATCAGGGAAATTCAAAACGGCAAAACCGTCTTGACCGAAGTTGAAAAGTTGAATGCGCAGATCAACCTGCTGCAGCTTGATGTTTTAGCCGCCACTAATCCTGCGCTGGCTGAACACATTAATTTGCTACGAGAGCGCGCTGGTGTATTGGACGAAGCAAATCAAAAACGAAAAGACCAAGAAGCCAGCTTTGGCGCTAATTTTAATGAAAAAATCAAAACCTATTACGACTCAATTACAAATCTTGGAGCGCAAGTTGGCGAAGCGGTCACCGGCGCATTCCAAGGAATGGAGGACAAGCTGACCGAATTTGTCACAACAGGAAAAGCTAGTTTCCAAGATCTGGCAAATAGCATCATTGCAGACATTGCGCGCATTGCGATCCGTCAAGCAATTATCCAGCCGTTGGTTGGCGCATTGTTTCCTGGCATGACCAAAAGTGCCATGGGCAACGTCTTCGCCCAAAACGGCATTCAGAAATTTGCGCGCGGCGGCATTGTCGACAAGCCGACCGTTTTTCCCTTCGCCAATGGCATCGGCCTGATGGGCGAAGCTGGTCCAGAGGCGATCATGCCCCTACGCCGTGGCGCTAATGGGCGGCTAGGCGTTGAAACCACGGGCGGTGGTGGCATGAATGTCACCGTAAATGTTGACGCCTCTGGTTCGCAGGTTCAGGGCAATCAGCCGGACGCTAATGCGTTAGGCCGTGCCGTTGGTGCTGCAGTGCAGGCAGAATTGGTCAAGCAAAAACGACCCGGAGGCTTGCTTGCCTAATGGCTACTTTTACCTATACGCCAAGCTTTACGGCTACCGAGGACAGCCAGCCTCGCGTGCGAACCACGCAGTTTGGTGATGGCTATAGCCAGCGCCTTCGCTATGGGTTGAATACTGATCCCAAAACTTGGCGGCTCACTTTTTTAAACCGCACTGATGCGGAGCGTGAAAATATCGTGACTTTTCTAGAGGCCAGGGCTGGTGCCGAATCTTTCGATTGGACTCCACCCCGCGGCTCGGCTGGCAAATACATTTGCCAACAATGGGCGATGGACATGCTCAACTGCAACAACAATACGGTCACAGCCACATTTGTGGAGGTATTTGAACCGTGAGCGAAATGTTTCAGGAGCTGCTCAGCTCCAATCCTTACGCGATCATTGAGCTATTTGAGCTGCACCTGGATCAGGAGCTGCATGGCAGCACAGAGATTGTACGTTTCCATGCTGGCGCCAATCAGACTAGCCCCGTGGGCGAAATTTATTGGCAAGGGCAGCCCTATCAGGCATTGCCGATTGAAGCAGAAGGTTTTGAGTACAGCGGCTCCGGTCAGCTTCCGCGTCCAACAATCCGTGTCTCCAATTTGCTAGGCAGCATTTCGGCATTGCTGCTGGGCGTCAACGAGATCACTCCTGGCAACGACCTGACTGGCGCAAAGGTTATCAGGATCCGCACGTTGAGTCGTTTCTTGGATCCTGCAAACTTTACGGGCAGTGTGAATCCTTATGGCACGCCTGCCAACGAGGAGATGCCGCGTGAGATCTACTACATCGACCGCAAATCAGCAGAGAACCGCGAAATCGTCGAGTTTGAGCTTGCCTCTGTATTTGACTTGGCTGGTGTTCGGGCGCCTAAGCGGCAGGTGATTGCCAATATCTGCCAGTGGAAATACCGCAGCGCCGAATGCGGTTACACGGGTGGCAACTACTACGACGAATACGACAACGCACTTGGGGCAAC